AAAGAAGCTACTACACCACTTGTGGTTGCATTTATTTGACCACTAGAGATAGTTCCTATGTTTGATAAGTTTCTTCCACCTGAAATAACTTCTGTGCCATTTATTTGTATGCCATTTATAGCGTTTAGATTTCCTGAACTATCAAGGGTAAGTCTATTAGTTCCATCCTGTGTTCTAAAGGTAACAGAACTTGAATTGCCATAAGTGTAAAAAAGATTGCTAGTTGATCTAATGTCAAAATTATTTGTCCCAAAAATACCACCATCTACATTAACATTTCCTGATAGATGTAGGTCTTTGAATCTTATACCTGCAAAACCAAGACTTATTGCATCATCAACATAAGCATTTGTGCTTGTATTGTGTGCATAGATAGCATTATTTGCATCATCAAAACGAATACCAGTATCACCTGTTCCTGCAATAAGATCACCTGACTTAGTGCCAATAACTCCAACTTGTGTGCCATCTTTTCTTAAGTCAACGATGTTGCCATCACTTGAACCCCTGTTGATAATTAATGTTGTGCCACCACTTCTTGAAATATGTGATGCATCGCCAATATGGAAAGCATGACCATTACCTGAACTAAAAGCAGGTGTTGTAGATGTTGTTCCTATAAGTAGCTTTCCATCACTTGTGATACGCATTCTTTCTGAAGCGTTATTTCTAAAAATAAGACTTTTACTGCCTAACTGTGCTTCATCTACACCTATAGTTAAATTTTCATCAGCAGCTAGTTCTATTTTTGCATCTGTTGTACCAAATCTATTCCAAAATATTTTCGCAGAGCTTGTCCCACCTCTATTGATTTGTATATCGTTATTATTATCAATAGTTAATCCATTTGCAGTTATAGCACCACTTGAGATAGTTGAGTTAAAAGTTGCAGCACCTGCATTTGACATATCAAGGGTGAGAGCAGTAATCCCACTTCCACCATCATTACCTTGAAAAATTATATCTCCATCACTTATTAAAGATTTAAACTTAAAATCATTACTTTGATTAAAAATTTGTCCGTATTGTGTTCCTGAGTTTAAAAATCTTGTAGTACCTTCATCACCACCATCTAAAACAATTTGTGCTGCTGAATCTATTGTAAAATGAACTGAAGAATTTGTTAGTGTACTTCCATCAATAGTGATGTTATCTACTGTTAGAGTTGATAGCGTTCCAAGACTTGTGATATTTGGTTGTGCTGCTGTTGATAAAGTTCCTGCTAGTGTAGTTGCTGTAAGT